AGAAGTTTATGGGTGGCCTCATTATGGCAATATTTTAACACAAAAAGAAACAAATGATAAATAAAGACGAAATAATCTTTACCGACTTAGATCTTGATGGTTGCTGTAGTTATTTAATTTATACGTGGTTTAAACAAACTAAACCAAAAGCTGTTACATTAAAGGTTTCTAATATCCGTGAAAAACTATTAGGATGGCTTAACTACAACAAAATTGAAGATTTTAAAAGAGTATATTTCTTTGATTTAGACACTACAGAAATTAAAGACTTAATAGATAAAGAAAACGTAATTATTTTTGATCATCACAAATCACATGAAGATGAATACTCATCCGCAAAAACATTTATCAATACAGAGCAAACATCATGTAGTAAGCATATATATCAAATATTAACTCATATATATCCAAATATTAACTTAACTAAAGAACAAAAAAAATTAATAACGTTTGCAGATGATTATGATTGTTATGAATTAAAATACCCGGAAAGTAATAAATTAAATTTTTACCTCTGGTATACAAACGGCGATAAACTACAAAATTTTATTAATGATTTTGAAAATGGGTTTTTTGGATTTACAAATGAACAAAATAAAATAATTAGCTATCATTTTTATAAATTTAAAAAGCTAAGAGAAAATATAGACTTGTTTAAGGCGAAGCTTTCCATAGCAGGAAAACAATACAATTTTATTAGTACGTTTGCAAGCGAGTATATTAATGATTTAGGTCAATTTATAATTGATAACCATGAGTGTGATGTGTGTATGATGATCAATCTAAAAAATAACAGAGTATATCTACGTAGAAATAGAGATATTGATTTTAATTTAAGTAAGTTTGCAAAAAAAATATGTGATGGAGGAGGTCATGAATATGCTGCTGGCGGTATCTTAAACGACAATGTATTAGCATTAAGTAAACAATTTGAACCATTAAATGGATAGTCCATATACAGTCTTAGAGCGAAAAGATATGATACATCTCTTTTTAACGTTATGTAGTTTTATCTCTATTTGTGAGAACAGAAAAATTAACCTCGCAAATGTATTTTTATTAATTCTTAAAGAAGAGAAATACAGAGAATTATTTAAAAGGTCGTTATTATTAGATACTAATTTTGAATTAGTTAAATTATTCTTACAACATGATCCCTATCTATATAAAAGTAAATATATAACTAAATATCTGAAAAAAAATTCTATAGATTTATGAATGAATTATCAATATTTGAAAAAAATATATATAATATATACCTTAAAACTACTAGAGATAAAAAAGGATTTACTCCAAGAAAAGATTTTCAAAAACTAGACGACACAAGATATGTTTTACTTAAAAAAATATCACATACTCTAAAAAATAAAAAAATAGATCCAACTATATTTTTCAATGCACCATATAAATTACATTCAGAAAAATATGTTCCTCTTGATTTCTATAGTACATTTACCGCTATTTCTACATATAAAAAATATATAACAGAAATAGAATTAACAAACCCCGACCACCAATTTAATATTATTAGATTAAGAAATGGGTTTAAGTTTATCTATGATATATGCGTCGAGCACAATTTAACAAGTTGTAACGAATATCTCGACGTCCAGTCAGGAATATACCCTGATTTTATTTTAGATTTAAAAAACGGTGATATTAGTTACTATTGTTTATTATCTCTTAATATATCAGAAAAAAATATTAAGCTAGAAAAAAATATAGTTGAATTTGTATGTAACAGCTTTTATAATACTTTAAGTAGTTTGAGATCGAAATATACATTTTCGAAACAAATGAAACCTTTGGGAATAAAATTAACGAATACTATAAATAAAATATTAAAAACAAAATGACAACGAAAAACATGTTTGAATCAATTAGAGGGGCGATGGCCCAGACTGCACAACAGACTTCAACTAGTAATATTATGCGACTGAAGCCTGGTAACACATATACACTACGGTTAGTGCCGTTTGTAAAAGATCCTAGTAAGACGTTTTTTCATTATTACTCACACGGTTGGGTGAGCGAGATGACAGGACAATTTCAAAGTGCAATTAGCCCGCAAACGTGGGGAGAAAGAGATCCTATTGCAGAAGCTCGATATAGGCTTTCTCGGACTGGATCTGAAGAAGAAAAAGAAAAGGCAAAAGCCTTGAATCGTAAGGAAAATTGGCTTGTTAATGTCTACGTAGTAAAAGATCCAGATAATCCAGAAAATGAAGGTAAAGTAAAAATTCTTAGGTTCGGTCGTCAATTACATAAAATTGTAATGGAGGCAATGGAGGGAGAAGATGCAGAAGAATTTGGCGAAAGGATCTTTGATCTCTCAAAAGAAGGTTGTAACTTTAGAGTCAAAGTTGAAGAGCAAGGCGGGTATCCGACATATGTAAGTTCTCGGTTTGCTATGCCTTCTCAAATCTCAGGAATAACAAGTAGTACTATTAAAGATGTCTATGAACAAACGTTTGATTTAGAAAATGTCTTTCCTGTTAAAAGTTATGACGAGCTACAGACGATGCTCAGTGAACATTATCACGGCGTTACAGAAGAGGCTGCAGTAGAAACTGCACCAAAACAACCAACAGCCACTTCTGATGATGACGATGATTTAAATTTTGATGATTTAGATTCTAAATCAAAAACCGATTCTGATTCGACTGCTATTGATGATGATAAAGTTAAAGAGTTGCTTGATACTTTGGAATAAAAAATGAACGACGACACCGCATTAAAAATGTTCATTCATCAAATGAATGACCAAGCGCAAAACTTGAATAAGGACATTATTCAAAAAAGCGCAACAATGCAAGATATACCTGTACATAAGGATATATATCAAAAACAAAAACAGCAACAGCAACAGCAACAGCAACCACCACCTCAACAGCAGCAACCGCAGATATATCAACAACCAGTTGCTCCTCAGCCACAAATTACAGGAGATCCCGCTCTATTGAATAACTTAATAGAGCGGGTATCTGCCGTTGAAAAACAAATTAGTAAATTTGTGAGCTTAATTGAAAAGAGGATTGCAAAAAATGCAAAAGAAATTAATATACGAATCAAATTAAACGAAAATAATGATTCTACCAATAAAGAATAAAGATAATTTTATTCAGAATTTTCTTAATCCGGTATCGAGATTAGACTCCGCTGCAGCCCTAGATATAAACAGTAGTATATCTACTATTGTTCATAATAATTCTAACATTTTTCTAAAAGCAGAATATAAAGTCGGTTGGGAAGATCATCCAGAACAAAATACTGTATGCCTACCAGACACAGTTAAATTAATTAAAATTTTATCGTGTTTAGATGAAGATGATATACAACTTGAAATACAAGAAAATTGTATAAAATATAATAGTAATGTTAATCGATTTACATATCATTTATTTGATAGTAGTATAACTAAAAACACTGCGTTTGATTTTAATAAAATTGATGATATTACATTTAACACTAACTTTAAACTTACAAAAGAAAAAAATAATGCAATATTAAAAGCATTACCATTTGTTACTGAATCAAGTAAAGTATACCTTAAGACTGAAAATACAAATATATATGCTGAACTATCAGATAAAAAATTACAAAACGTAGATAGCTACACTACACTACTCGCTAAAGAATATGATGGAGATGAATTAAATTATGAACTAATCTTAGATATAGAACTATTCAGACTCATATCTATATTAAGCTTTTCCGAAGCGATGATATATATAAATAATGAATATAAAATGCTTATGATTAAGCTTGAGCTTAGCGATAGTAACCTTACATTTGTTAGTACTAGTTATAAGAATTAATGAAAAATAAAGTCACAACGTGTGGTTATTTTATAAAGCGGTTAAGAGATAATGGTTATAAGGTTAATAGAATTTTTTCTGATTATACTTCTCAAGATCCACGAAGATGGACAATAATGATTGATCCCAATAAATCAGCACTATATATAACTTGTTATGTTAATTATGATTGGACGGGTGATTTTAAATTTGAATTACACGACGGCGGGCAGTTTAAAAATCTTCAATTAAAAACAGACAGCATGGAAGTAATCATGACTAAATTAATCGAAAAAGATATTACACCAAATGAAGAAACAAATGCCAAAACCTAAGAATTTTGATAACTTATTAAAATCTAGTATTAATGCCGCTGAGTCTGTTGATTCAATGGAAGAGCAAGATATGTCGTTTATTAACGATTATTTAGCAGAGCATTTAAAATCATTTATACTACTTGGATATGATCTTAAGGGAGAAAGCGTAGTAATTGTTTCAGGTAAGACTCCTCAAGATTATGACGCTATAGAGACATTATTAAGACGAGTAGGTAGTATCGACTTTTTTAGCGACATACAAGAACAAAAAAACACAAATGAATAAAATAATTGTTTTAGGTAACGGTTATATCGGGAAAAAAGCTTATAAGTATTTTCTCGAAAACTTAGAAAATATATATGACGTAGTACATTTAGCAAACTATCCATATACTGCACCCGACAAATTAAAAGAAACATTATTTAGTAATCTAATATCCGAATTTCGCGGATCACGAACTAAATGGATAATAAACTGCGTTGGGTTTACTGGTGCTCCTAATGTGGATGCTTGTGAGGAAAATAAGCAAATTTGCTGGGACTTAAACGTAACACTGCCTACTATGTTGGCTCAGTTTTCCGTAAAAGAGAATATAAAAATTATTAACGTAAGTTCTGGGTGTATATATGACGGTCCAAAAGATATAGAATACACAGAAGAAGATGAACCAAATTTCGGACTAACTAATCCTGATAGTAGTTGGTATAGTAAGACAAAGCATGCAGCGGAACTATGTCTGCAGAACTTTAAAAACGTTTATACTTTACGTATAAGAATGCCAATTTGTAATGATTTTAACTCTCGGAAAAACTATTTAAGTAAAATCTTAAAATATAATAATATTCTCGAAGAGGTAAACTCTAAAACTATTATTGAGGATCTACTGCATGTAATTAATAAAATTATTAATATCGAAGAATTACCTGGCGGTGTATATAATTGTGTCAACCCTAATCCTCTTAAAACAACTGAAGTGTGTGACATCTTAGATAAGCACGGACTAT